TGCCTCGATGAACATATCGCCACGATGCTCTTCTGGAACAAAGTCATCAAAGACAACTTCTGAACCTGTTGCGCCAGTTGCAGCAGTGGCTAATGCGCCACGTTGCCCCCATACGAAATCAGGAACATAAAAGCCTTCACCCTGTCTGCCGACTTTATGTGCAATCTCATCATTGATTTCACGCTCAAAGCCAGCTTTGCGGAAGTCCCCAGTTACTTGTGCCTGGATCATTCTGCCAAGTGAATAGTTACGCTTTTCTGTTACAGGCGCATCAATAACTGCTGCTGGTGTATCAAGTGGCTTTTCATCACCGATAGCATCCAAAAGCTGACCACGGAATACATCTACGCTTACTCCGTCTCTGATAGCCTGTTCGCCAAGATCACGCTTGTTGTGCTTGGCTGCGATAGCAAGAATTTCACTATCGTTTTTACGTGCGGCTCTGACAGCTTCAGCCTTCGCCGCATCAAGGTCAATGCCTTGAGTTTCTATATTTTCAGACATTCTAATCTCCGTATTATCTGAAGGTTGCAAAGGTTCGGAAACTGATCGTCCAACGCCAACAAGATTTGACTGATCTGCGGGAACGCTAACAATACTAATCTCCATAGGCGTGGTTTTGACACGAACAATATCATCCGCATCGCCTTCACGCTCTATGCGACCATCTATACGATAGCCGACTGATATGTTCGTTCTGATACCATCACGAACATCATCGAACATTTCTGAAGCACGTTGACTTTTACCAAATCTAACAACCGCACGTAAACGCCGTGCATCTTCATCAAGTTCAACTCTCTCGACCACGCCCACTTGGTCATCTAATGAATGACCGACTAAAAGTGGCGCACGACCTGAATTAATAAAATCTAAATTTATGCTTTCACGAGAATGGTCTATTACTTCCATACCGAAATCTCGTTCAACAGGCTCTTCGCTCGAAACACCAACTCGAACAGTTCTTTTTTCTTCGTCAATAACTCTTTTGTCATCGTCAAAATAATGACCTCGTTTAGTCATTTCTATTCTGTCAAGACGCATCTTATCTTTATCTTTTTCTTCATCATCATAATGATAAGGTCTTGCTTCCATATCCTCATCAACCTCTGCTTCTGCTGTAGGCTTGGCAAAAGTTATGATATAAGCCTCGTCTGTTTCTTCTACATTCTGAATAGTTCTATCATGTAAATTTTCCATGTCTCTTTCCTTACTTGACAAGGGATGTCCTAATGGTAACAAATCTTGGTCATGTTTTCCACCCTGAAATCTTCCATTACGTAAGGCAAACAAAAAGCTATTAACTCTCGCATAAGCCCAAGCGTCACTGCTTGTTACCCCAGGTCTAACACTTTGTGGGTTTGTGTTATAAGCCCCTACCCCTCTTTCAAATACAGCAGCTAGTGTTCTTGCGTTAGTTCTCTTGGTTGGATCATCGCCATATTTCTCATTATGCTCGTCTGCTTTATTGCGTAAACCCTTTTGCACTTTTTCCGATAAGTCAGTAAGACCTCTTTCATCTTTGTTTTGAACCGATATTTTACCGCCCATGCCAGCATGATTAACACAGTAATAATATAAATCAGGTGTATCTTCATTTATTGTAATAGATATGGATGAGTTTTCTTCCCCAGCCTTACCATCTATTTTAACTCCAGGTTGATATGCCTCACCATCATTATGAACACCATCTTCTGTAGTAGAAAATCTTAGGGCATGTGTTTTATTTGAAGCATCAGACAAATTAAATTTATAAGTGTTATCTTTTGTCATTGTTAATCTTGGAGATAACTCACCATCTAAATAAAACTTATTACCTTCACCATATTTATTGTCGCCAGTTTTAACAACTACATCATATTCTATAGTTTCTTGCCTATAGTCTATTTGATCGTATCTTTCTTTTTTACCCTCAAGCTTTTTTACCAATTCAAGAATAACATCTTTCATGCCACGTTCTCCTAAAGTGCCAATAGTCGCCCACTTCATTTGTGCAACAACACCTGCGACATTTGATTTATTAGGCTCTAAATCACCATCTTTAAATTGCTTACCATCCTGAAAATGTCTTGCCGCCCAAGCCTCACGCTCTTTAATCCAATCTAATACGCCCTCTGTCTCAACGCCATCCCTAGCTTTTGTCCAGAACTCAAATGCTTCATTGCCTCTAATGTTGCCACCTAAACGCCAAACCTCATTATTGTTCTCTTTAACCGACAAGGCAAAGTCATAATCAAATTGCGGATAGTTACTATTCCGCAAACTAATCTTTTTATCTTCACCTTTGGTCGGAAAATCAGTCGCCATTATCTGCACCATCTACATCTGCTTCAGTAGGCAACTTACTTCCAAATGGCTCAAATGCCATCTTCAACCCATATCTTTCAGCCATCTCTTTATCCGACTGATGTTGTGCAAACACATCTTCTACATCCCTGCCATAATTTGCAGCTACATCCGATAGACTAACCATGCCATTTGATAGCGCAGCTATATTAGCATTGATTTCTCTTTGAGGATCAACCCATGCAAAACCTCTACCACGGAACACGATATTGTCGGCAAACTTCTCATACTTATCAATCGGTATAGGCACATCGCCAGCAGTCATTGTGTTTTCTAGCCATGCCCTAAATACAGGCTGACAAAAGTGCTCAATCATAAATGATTGCAACATTTTATAATGATCACGTTCTTCAATAGTGCCTTGACGTATTGACGAATAGCTAACACCTGTTAAGTCGTTTGATAAGCTTGTGTAACTAACATTCAATCCAGAAGCTATGCCACGCAATATCGCTTTCTGGAAGTCGTCAAAAGTTGTCGTAGGATGATTAGGGTCAATCAGTTTTAAGTCTTGCCCCTCTGGTAACTGAAAGATACTAGCTGGCTCAAAATCAACAATCGGCATATCACTTTCTGTTTCATCATCGCCCACAAAATCTTCACCTGAAGGGCTAGTCAAAACAGCAAACTTTGATGCTGCCGCCCTAGCTGCAACCAGGCTTGCTTCTGCAAAGCCATCTAACATCTTCAGCCCTGTGATTGCTGGTGACATAAACGGCTCACCTCTAGTTTGATGCGTTCTAGCTGGCATGAATAAATGTATCATTTCATCAGCAGGAACTCTGACATGCTCTCTGTTTTTAGGTGTAGCGAAAAAGCTATCATTCGGATGACTTGTTAAAACATAGTAAGCAACTGGTCTATGAAAATCGTCTAACTCAACACCCATACGTATTTCGTTATTGTTCTTTTCATTGCGACCATTCTTTTGGTCATCAATCAAATCAGCCTCGATAAACTGTAGGGTAAAGTTGTTCCTATACTTTCTGTTTCTAATCTTCTTGATAAACACTTCGCCATCCCTAGCTAGTGTTTCCGCAACAACTCTTTGACAATCCAACCAACTCAATCGACCAGTTACTTCAGGATTGCCCAATCTTCCCCAAGCACGAAACTCATCTTCCATAATTCTGTTGCCAGCTACATCCAAACCGCCATCTGGATTTCTTCCTCTTACCTGAAGATTGAAACCCTTTTCACCAACAACATTTGTTTTAATTAGATTGAGAAACCTCTTGGCATATTCATTGTTTCGTGCCAAATCACGGCTTCTATTACGCAACAATGGCAAAGCATTTTTAAGTTCACTATCTGACGAAAAGCTGCTTGCAGTAAAGTCGCTAAACAATCTACCGCCATTAGCACCAGCGTAAGAACGATATAGTTTTTTATAGCCAGTTTTTTTTGGCTGCTCAGAACGATTTAGAAAGTCTAAGATACCCATCAAGAAAACCTTCCCAATATAGTTGCTTTAGTTTTTCTACCATGAGTAATCTGTTCCTTACGTCTTATTTTATTTACTTCTCTTTGGTAATAACTTCGCCATTCTAACAATTCTTCAATACCAAGCTTAGTTAACGACCTGCCTTGTATTGAATAGCTTGATACATCACTGTCTGCTTTGCCCTCAAGAATACTCTCGATTTTAGTAAGCATGATTTCTGCATGATGTCTTGGGTCAACATTGTTGTCGTAATCAGTGCTTACCTTTAATACGCCACGATCTACGACTATACGTTCATTGTCGCTATCTCGCTCTATCTCTATTTGATAATGATAATCGCCTACTGTGAAATTTGCGCTTGTCGCAGAAGCTACCGAAAACAAATAATCATCGTCGGATGCGCTTGCAGTAATTGAAATTTCTGTGTTTGCGCCAGTTGATATTCTGGCAACAAGCTTCATTGTAAAAAGGCTATTATCATAATCGTTAGAGAACTCAGTAATCTTAAATTGTATGAAATCACCAACGAACAATTCATCAGGAACGCCAACAGGTGCATTAGCTGTATCAAATAA